AAAATGAAACCAAATCTTTACAAATTCAAGATGCTGATGGATTGAGCAGATTTAAGAGTGGATTCTTTGCTGATGATTTCAAAAACGGTGATCTATTTGATCAGGAATTTACAACTTGTGTTGTGGATGCTGGTATTAAGCAACTTTCTGTACCCACAAGTAGAATTACATTATCACCACAAATTGCCCCAGCAGCTTCTAATCTGGCAAAAACTTTTGATTATACCACAAATTATGAATTGTTGGACAATGTTCTACAAAAGACTGGTAATGTTATCAGTCTGAGATATAATGAATCTCAATATCTAGCGCAAGAATTTGCTACCAGAATTGAAAATGTAAACCCATTCAATATTATCGAGTATACTGGAACTATAAGATTAGAACCTTCTACTGATACTTGGGTAACGAATAAAGCTGAAACCAAAAAAGTAACCAAAAAGAAATTCAAGACACTTACGAATAGGAGTAGACAGTTCAGAAGCAGAAATGTAGTTGGCAGACCCCGTACAGGGAGAACTACAATGACAACATCTACATCAAGTGATAGAAAAGTAACATCATCAAAATCATCTGCAATCACGAATACATCTACTGATATTGATGTAAAAACGACTGATGATCCGTTTATCAGAAGTAGAAATGTTACTTTCTTTGCTGATGGACTAAAACCATTTACGAGATACTATTCTTTCTTAGATGGTTCCAAAAAACTTGACGTTTTTCCAAAATACGTGGAAATTAAAAGTGTTGTCGGATCATTTAAAGTTGGCGAAACTGTCGAAGGATTTATAACCACGAAAAGTGGCAAAGTTAAGAGAAGAATTATCTTTAGACTTTGTGTTCCTAATCATAAAACTGGAGACTTCAAAAACCCTGATCTGACCCTAGACTTTAGTCCATATAATAAGAATCAATCATTAGAGAATACAAAAACCTACAATACATCATCAAAATTCTTAAATATTGATTTAAATGCTCTCAGTTTGGCTGCTCAGGGTTCCTTCTTTGGACGTATTGTCACAGGAATGAAACTGATTGGTAAAACTAGTGGAGCTCAAGCAGTTGTTAAAAACAGCAGATTAATTTCTGATGGTCTTGGTAGTTTGTATGGATCATTCTTCTTTAGAACACCAACAATAGAAGAAAAAATTAAATTTAAAACTGGATCAAAAACATTTAAATTGACAAATGTTGGTAATGATACTCTACCACTTCCTGGAGAGAAAAAACACAGTGAAGCAGAATCCATATATTCTGCTACTGGAACTATTCAAAGAACTACTCTTACAACGACTCAAATAAGAACAATCACAACTACAAGAAATGTTGTGACCACGGTGACTCAAACAAATACGTTTAGATTCCAGAAACTACCACCACCAAGGATTATTAGAAGAACAACAGTTATTGATAGAACCAGAACCATTCGACCTCAAATTACTAACGTTAGAAATGTTACTAATGTAACGAATAATCTTATTTTCGCTCCAAGAAGAGACCCACTAGCACAATCATTCTTAACAGACAAAAAAGGTGCATTTATTACATCCGTTGACATTTTTATGGCAACAAAAGATAATAAAGCACCATTAACAGTTGAGTTGAGAACCATTGATCTTGGTTTGCCCACAGGACAACTAGTATCTCTAGAGGCCCAAATTGTTCTAGATCCATCTCAAGTGAAAACCTCAGATGATGCATCTGCAGCAACTAGGGTAACATTCTCATCACCAATCCCAGTTTTACCAGAAACTGAGTATGCAATTGTTCTTCTTGCACCTACAAGTGACAAATATAATGCATGGATTGCAAAACTTGGTGAGAAAACTGTAAACACCAAGGAACTATCTGGTCCAGATCAACTTCAATATACTAAACAGTATGGTGCTGGTTCTTTATTCAAATCGCAGAATGGATCCACATGGACGCCAACACAATTTGAAGATTTGAAGTTTGTTGTCAATAGATGTGAATTTATAGCTCAAGAAGGAACTGCCACATTCTATAATCCAGATATTGATTATGATTCTGGAATCATACCAACATTACCTTCAAATCCAATTAAATCTCTACCAAGACAATTAGATGTTGGGATTACCACTGTGGTAACAGATGATATGAAAAATCTTCTTAATATTGGAAGAAAAGTTGGTTCTGGAAACACTGTAACTGGATATATTGGTAATGTTGGTGGCCCAATTACAACTCTTAATGTAAACATTGCTGGAATTGGTTATTCTAATGGAACTTACAATGGAGTTTCACTATTCACTATTAATGGCAATGGATCTGGAGCAACTGCCGATGTAACAGTTAGTGATAATGTGGTTTCATCAGTATCACTAGCAAGTACTGGAACTGGTTATATCGTCGGAGAATCTTTGGGTATTACAACATCTGAGGTCTTTAAAGGATCGGACGCTCAGATTTCAGTATCTGAAATCTATGGATTTGATAAACTATATCTAACGGCTGTTCAGGGTGAAGACTTCACTGCAGATGATCCACTAGTTTATTATGATGATTCCAGTACTGTAGTTTCTCTTGCAAATACTACTGTTGTAAGTTCAACAGTTTCCAATGAATTATACAGTGGAAATGTAATTCAAGTTCTACATCCTAATCATGCCATGAAGGATATTAGAAATAGTGTTGAAATTTATGATGTAGAACCAACAAGAACACCAACAACATTGACAGGTGCTATTAATGCAACAAATACAACAGTTTCCGTTGCAGATACGACTCCATTTGCAACTTTCCAGGGAATCACAACATCTGCTGGTTTTGCTCTAATTGGTAATGAAGTTGTTTACTACAACAGCATTGGTAGTGGTACTCTTGGAATTAGCACAAGAGCCGCTGAAGGTTCATCTTCATCCGCACACCAAGTTGGTGATCAAATTTATCCATATGAATTTAATGGAATTTCCCTAACTGAAATTAATAAGACTCATGAAATGCCCAATGGAGTTACTTTCCAGGCTAACAAAACTATTGACACATATTATCTGGAAATTAATCGTGGAACAAGAGCAACTGGTGAAAATCAACTCAACTTTGAATCTGAATTAGTGGCTGGTGGAGATGAAGTTTGGGCTTCCAGCAATATTCAATATGATAGAGTTAATGCAAGATTTGATATTGTTCTACCAAAAACAACTTCCATTGAAACTCGTATTAGAACCGTAACAGGAACTAGTGCTGGTGGAGTTGAAGCTTCATTTGTTGATAATGGATTTGCTGCTGCTGCAGCAAATGCAACACTTTTATTTACAGAACCAATGATGGTTGCATCCAAAGTGAATGAAGATGCACAACTTAATAGTTTGCCAAGAAATAAATCACTTGCGATTGAAGTTGATTTGAATACTACTGATGGTAGATATTCACCATTCATCTATCTTGATAACTGTGCCGTAGACTTTGATAGAAGTAGAATTGATGCCCCAATTACAGATTATGTTAATGATCCAAGAGTCAATAGCCTTAATGATGATCCACATGCAGCAATCTATGTTTCTGATAGAATCGATATCAAAAATCCAGGAACTTCACTAAAAGTTCTGACAAGTGCATATGTTGATCTAACAAATGAGATGAGAGTTCTTTACAGGACATATCCTGTTGATAGTGCAAATACTGATCAGTCATTTGTATTATTCCCAGGTTATGACAACCTCAGAGATACTGATGGTGATGGATTTGGAGATCTTGTTATTGATTCAGCGAAAAATTCTGGACTTGAAGATCAGCAAGTTGTGACTACTGGGGGCAGTGAACTCAGGGAGTATCAATATAGTGTTGATAACTTACCACCATTTACTGGATATCAAATTAAGATTGTATTCGCTGGCACAAGTGAAGCGTTTACTCCTAGACTAAATGATATCAGAGCTGTAGTACTTGCATAAAATGAAGTTGAGAAAAGTTGAGGAAGATTCTGATTTTTCTAGAGATATGAATACGGGTGCTATTGTCAATACAAATGACGTGGCATACCAAAATTATATAAAATCCAAAAAACTTAGAAATAGCAAGAGACAAGAAATAGAAGATCTTAAGGGCGAAATCTCTGAAATCAAAGATCTTCTAAAGACTCTTATTGATAATAATAAATAATAATATATCCGACAGTGTGAAAAATGGCAGTATATGTCCACAATATTACAATTGATCAAGGTGCAGATTTTTCTGTTAATTTCAATGTAGAAGGAACTCAGTCAAATGCGGCTAAAGATCTAAATGGATATTCTGTCTCAGCCCAATTAAAGAAGACATATACTAGTTCAACTTCAACTTCATTTGCATCTACAATATCATCACCAAGTGATGGCACGATTTCCATCTCCATGGGATCTTCAGTCACTTCTAATTTGAAATATGGAAGATATGTTTATGATGTAAAAATCACAGATCCATCAGAAACTGTCAGAGTAGTTGAAGGAACCGCAATAGTCAGAGCAGGAGTTACAACATGACTTATACTGTAAGAATTGGACAATCAAACGCAACTAAAGTCTTAAGATCAGATGTGAATGCAAATCTAAAAGACTTAAGGGATGTTGATACCAGTTCAGTTGTTGATGGTTCAATTCTTGCGTATGACAGTTCTTCCACAAAATGGACTGCAACAACTACTTTAGATAATGTTATCATCGATGGAGGAAGTTTCTGATGGCAAGTCCAGCAACAAGACAAGAACTCATAGATTATTCTCTAAGAAGACTTGGAGCTCCAGTTTTAGAGATAAATGTCGATGATGATCAGATTGATGATCTAGTCGATGATGCTATTCAATATTTTCAGGAACGTCATTATGATGGTTCTGAGAGAATGTATCTAAAATATAAAATCACTCAAGATGACATTGATCGTGGAAGAGGCCCCAATGCATCTGGAGTAAGTGGGATTACAACCACAACTGTAACAGAGTCTGTAGGAATTACAAGCGAATTTAAATATGAGGAGAATAATAATTATATAAAGGTTCCCGATCAAGTTTTGGGTATCAATAAGATCTTTAAATTTGACACAAATTCCATCTCTGGTGGAATGTTTAGTATCAAGTATCAGTTATTTTTAAACGATCTATATTATTTTAGTAGTGTTGATCTTCTCCAATACGCTATGACCAAGAGTTATCTAGAAGATATTGATTTTCTATTAACTACAGATAAACAAATTAGATATAGTAAGAGACAAGGAAGATTATATCTCGATATTGATTGGACAGCTCAGAGTGTTGGAGACTATATTGTTATTGATTGTGAAAGAGCTCTAAATCCATCAGACTTTCCAAAAATATATAATGATAGTTGGTTAAAAAGATATCTTACTGCAATGCTTAAGAAGCAGTGGGGTATGAACATGATTAAATTCAGTGGAACCAAACTTCCTGGTGGAGTAGAACTGAATGGAAGACAATATTATGATGATGCTGTATCTGAACTGAGAGAAATTGAAGATAAGATGCAGTCAACATATGAATTACCACCCCTCGATATGATCGGATAATGGCACTCAATCCCTTTTTCCTACAAGGATCTGCTAACGAACAGTTTTTGGTGCAGGATCTTGTTAATGAACAACTTAAAATGTATGGGTTGGATGTTTATTACATACCAAGAAAAATTTTAGGCACTGAAACATTATCAAGAGAAGTTACTTTATCAAAACTTGATGATAATTTTATCATTGAAGCCTACCTCAATAATTATGAGGGATATGGAGCAAATAGTGAAATTCTTTCAAAATTTGGTGTTCAACTAAAAAATGAAATCTCTCTTACAATTTCTGAGGAAAGATTTCAACTTTTTATTGAACCATTTTTAAAAGATTTGCAAAAAGCAGATCCAACTGAAATTATAGTTACAGATAGACCTAGAGAGGGTGATGTAATATATTTCCCACTTGGAGAAAGATTATATGAAATTAAAAATGTAGAGCACGAAAAACCATTCTTCCAGTTGGGTAAAAACTACATTTATGAATTATCATGCGAACTCTTAGAACTCGAAGATGAGATCATTGAAACATCCGTTGATGAAATTGATTCTGCTGTTGAGAATTCTGGATACATTACAACTCTAACATTTGTTTCATCTGGCATTAATGCGACAGCTACGGCGATAATTGCAAATGAAGGATCTGTAAGAGAGATTACTCTTACAAATGATGGTTATGATTATACGTCAGCACCAACAGTTTCAATTTCTACAGCACCAGTTGGTGGAACCAATGCTACTGCAGTTGCAATAAAAACGGATAGTTCTGTATATGAGGTTCTAATCACAAACGCTGGTGCTGGATACACAGAAACCCCAACAGTAACGTTCTCTGGTGCTGGAGGGGCAGGAGCAGCGGCAACAGCAACTCTAGGAGATGGGTCTGTACAATACATTAGTATTGCAAATACTGGAGCGAATTACGTTGTAACTCCAACAATAACTTTAACTGGCCCATCAACAACAGCTGCAGGGTCATCTGCAACGGCTCAGGCAGTTATAGGTGCTGGTGGTAGTGTTACTGATATTAGACTTTCAAATGCTGGTTTTGGATATACATCAGCACCTGTTGTTGCCATTTCTTCGGCACCATCCGCTGGAATTGGTACTTTCCAAGTCAATGAAATTGTTACTGGAAGTCTTTCTGGAATTACTGCAAGAGTCAAGAAGTATGATCAGGACGACAATACTCTGAATGTCTACATAAATAGTGGTAACTTTACCGCTGGCGAAACAATTACTGGATCCGATTCTGGAGCATCTTACACTCTACTATCTTATAATTCCGATCCAGGGATTGAAATTGAATATTCTCAGAATGAAGAGATTGAAGAATTAGCGGATGATATATTAGACTTTACAGAATCGAATCCATTTGGTACATACTGATGTTAGGAACTTATTACTATCACGAAATACTGAGGAAGACAATCATTGCGTTTGGTAGTGTCTTCAATGATATTCATATAAGACATACTAGCACTGATTCTGATACAGTTAGTGATATTAAAGTTCCTTTAGCATATGCACCACAACAAAAGTTCTTAGCTAGACTAGAGCAGCAGGCAAGACTAGATAAACCAGTTGCAATAACTTTGCCAAGAATGTCATTTGAAATGACAGGTATTAGTTATGACCCATCAAGAAAATCAAATATTACAAAAACATTTAAAGCCGTTGATGGTGAGAACTTAAAGAAAGTTTTTTTCCCAGTTCCATATAATGTGGAATTTCAACTATCAATTTATGCAAAACTCAATGAAGATGCTCTACAAATTATAGAGCAAATTTTACCATATTTCCAACCAACATTCAAGGTAACTGTAGATCTTATTAGTTCAATTGGCGAAAAGAGAGATATTCCAATTGGTCTAAACAATATTTCGATGCAGGATGAATATGAGGGGAATTTTGAGTCAAGAAGAGCAATTATCTATACTTTAAGTTTCACAGCAAATACATATCTATTTGGCCCAATCGCAGAGACAACAGACGGTCTCATCCGTAAGGTACAAGTTGATTACTATAATAGCGTTGACACACAAAATGCCAAGAGAGAGGTTAGATATACTGCAGTACCAGATCCAATAGATGCTGAGCCTGGGGATGACTTTGGATTTAGTGAAACTTTAGAAGTCTTCAATGATAGTAAGAGGTATAGTCCAACTCAGGACAAAGACATCTAGTATGAACTCCCATGAAAAAAACATTTGATAAAATTAGTGAATCACTCAACACAGAAACCGACATTGTTGATGTTACTCCCAAGGAATCTGAAATTATTCCAGTTGTTTCTGATGAAAGAATTGAAC